CCCATGGTAGCAAGCTGCTCCTCGCGAGAGATTCTCTCAAGAAACAGAAACAACATACGCCCACCCTTTCTACAATTATTGGCCAAAATCTGGCTGCAATCTACGAGGTTCTTAAATTCTATGGTTATAGAATGAACGGTCGAGAGATCGGTAGACAAATTCCTCACTACAAACTCATGGCTGAAAGCTGCAAATCTTGGATCAAGACTTTTAAGTACAAGATCTCCGCATTCTTTTCCTTCTGGACGCAACAACCAGTTGCGGCTCGTCCTTTTGATGAAAACATCAAGGATAAACCGGCAGTACTTGTCGGAGGTAGAGGAGGCAGATGGATCCAGCTTTACATGAGAAATTCCACTCGAGAACAAAGATACTCATTCGCCACTTCAATCTTGCAATCAAAGAAGGGAATGGTCCGCCCAACTAAAGACATTCTAGAAGAATCTAGGAAAGCTTATGTTGAGTCTATGACAGCCGTCATAGAAGACGTATCTGAGTCCAAGACTATCCCCACTCCGTCTGGAGAGGTTCAAATTACCAAAGAGCGTATAATCAAAGAGATTAAGCGCACAGTCAGAGAAATCTATAGTCCGGTTACAAAGAAGGAGTTATTTGATGGTACCTTTTTAAGGAATACATTCATCGATTGCTTCTTCCCCAGCACTTCTGCGAATTATATTAATAATCGAAAGGAGGCTGGTGTAGTCGGAACTATATTTGACTCTGGTGTTTGGGATGAATTTAAACGTCCGGGAGGATGGATAATTAAGGAAGAGTTTGAGGAGAAACCAATAGTCCCACTGATCGAAAACAATGAACTCATAGTGTCCGTAGAAGACTTCTATCCCCAATTTGAGGAGGAAGAAAATCCACGGGACATTCTCTATGATCAAGTTAAAGACCTAGTAGATGTAGTAAGATACGATCCTGATTACAGTCTGCTTGAAAAAATCTTCAATCGCGCGTGGCAGAAGTTAAGAAAATTAGCGTTCGAACAACCAAATGTGGCTGTTCCGGTTGCATTAGCTGAAGCGCTCAAGGTTCGAATGATAACTAAGGTTGATCCTTACCGTTCATTCGTTCTGAAAGTGATTCAGAGATTAATGCACAAACGACTTAAAAATTTAGATAACTTCCGCATCCTTGGAAGCCCCACAGGGTTCCAGGAAACACTGGCTGACTATCTTAATATCATGATGAAGAGGGGTAACCCTTTTAATAAATACTACCTGTCCGGTGATTACCGAGCAGCAACAGATCTCCTCAGAAGCTGGGCAAGTAATGCCGCAGCAGAGGAGGTCTGTGCAGTATTTGACTTCAGTCACGATATTAAAAAACTCTTTC